GTCGAGTCGAGCCGCCCCGTCGCGTGCTTCTTCTGGTCGAGCCTGGACAGGCTGCTGCACGCCGCGCTCTGGGTGATGCCGAACGGCAGGAACTCCCCGACGGCAGGCTTGTTCAGAGGAGCGGTGTCATCAGCGGCGACGCACCGGTCCACGAGCACCGGCTCGCCGCATCCGTAGAACGGGATGGAGAGGCCCTGCCTCCAGCCCTGCGGGGCAGGGAGCGCGGAGTCGAGGATGCCACCGGATCGGGTGTCAACCTCGACCTCCACGCCCTCCATGAGACCTTGAGACATCAGGGCCTCCCCTTCCTAGTTCTCGAGCCGGCGATCAGGACGGGCAGGCGACGTTGTCGCAGATCTCGACCGGGATGTCCAGGCCGAGGGCGTTGCACCCACGGGCCAGGATACCCTCGTAGGACTCGGCGAACGCTGCGACCTTGTTCTGCCGGTTGAGGTTGTGGTCCCGGATCTCGGTGCCGAGGTCCAGCGTGCCACCGTCGAGGAAGGTGAAGAACCCGTTGGGGGCCAGCACCGAGCCGAGGGTGAGCGGGAACTCCGGGTCGTCGCCGCCGGAGCCGAAGGACACGGGGTCCAGGTCCTGCGAGTAGTGGACGTTGATGCCCTCGTTGGAGAACGCCGTGGAGAGCAGGCTCGCCGCGATGTTGGGGTCGTCGACCGCCGAGGAGAAGACCCGACGGTTGATCAGGTCGAGCCGGACCGCCGTGAGCAGCGACTCGCCCACGAAGTAGTCCAACTGGATGTCGCCGAGGCGCTGGTCTGAGCGGAGCGCGGCGGCGGCGGTGCCGACACCGTTCACCACGTTGGCGAAGACGGAGCCGAGGGCCGGGACCGTGTAGGTCGACAGGACCGCGTCACGCATCTTCTCGAAGAGCAGGACCTCACCGCGCCGGGCGTTCTGGATCGCCAGAGCGGCGAGGTAGCCCTGCCACTGCTCGGGGGCGAACCGGGTCTGGTAGTTCCCGACGACGACACAGGAGTAGACCGCGTCGACGCCAACCTCATCGGTGTCGTCACAGTCGACCTCGGCGCACACCTTCCAGGTGTCCGGGTCCGCCTCGTCGACGAGCTCGTCGTCCTCACAGGTCCACACGCCGAAGCCGTCCACCGGGAGGCAGATGGCGTTGAAGAACGTGAACTTGCCTCGCGTCGCGCCCAGCGTCGGCAGGGCGTCCCGGATGGGGCGAGCCGTGCTGCCCTGCACCGGGTTCGTGTAGATCGGCTGCGGGAGGGAGCAGCAGCCACCCGACGCGACCACGGCCTCCGGGCTGACGAACGAGTCGAGCAGCCGGGTGTCGGCGTTGATCTTGCCGGTCAGCGTGCGGTCCTCGGCGAACGAGGTCTCGAAGCGGGCGACCCGCTCCTTGCCGGTCTTGAGGCTGCGACCCGAGGAGTCACGGAAGGCCTCGGCCAGCATGAACATCGTGGGGTCCGCGACCCGGTCGCCGTTCAGGATCACGCTGGTCTTGGTGATGGAGAGGTCCGCGGGCCGCTCGTTGACCTGGATGCCGGGGGTGCCGCTGAGGCCGAGCCGGGCGACTGCCTCCTGGACGGAGAGCATCTTGCCCTTCTTCGGCTTGGAGGAGAGGGACTTCTCGTCGTCCTCCTCGTCCTCCTTGGGGTCCTTCTCCGGGTCTTCGTCCTCGTCGTCCTCGGGGTCCTTCTCGGCTGCCTCCTCGTCCGGGTTGGGGATGTCGGACAGCGCGGCGTCCACGTCGTTCGCCGCGGCCTGCTCCTGCTCGGCGACGGCCTTGACGGCGGCGTCGGCGGCGAAGTAGGACTCGCGGAGGGTGGTCAGTGCGTCGAGGTCGGGGGAGGCCGCTCCTCGGAGGGAGTGGAGTTGGCGAGCGATGACGTCGCGTGCCTGTGTCAGCTCTGACAGCGAGAGAGTCTCTCCCGCGCCAACCCGACCCAGGATGCTGAGAGCCTGCTGGAGATCCATGGTGGACTTCTTTCGCGTCTGGTGTGAACAGGGACGCGGTGCCACCGCTATGAGGCTCTACACAGAGCCGATTGCCCGAAGGGTAGCCCCCTATCGGGTATTGCGCTACTCCTTGGGAGAATCTTCTGGAAGTGGGACGTCGGTCATGATCTCTTCGGCCATCAGCGCAACGGCCTTCTCGATCCGCTTCAGGCTCGCCATGACCTCGTCCAGACTCGGCGCCTTCTCCTCCGGCTCGCCCTCCGGCTTCTTCGGCGGGAAGGGATTCTCGAAGCCTTCGCCGCACTCTTCGCAGAAGCCGCCCTCCGGGTTGATGACGTGGATGTGCTCCTGCTGGGTCACGGTCAGGGAGTCGCCGCCCGCGCTGGCCGCGACGGGCCACGCGGGAGTGGGGACAAGGTGGATGCCGACCAGCGTGCGGCCACGACCGGCAGGCCACAGTTCCACACTCGGGCTGGACGCGGCGGCACGGAACAGAGTGTCCTGATCCACGCTGGGCATGACGACACCGCTGACCGCGAGACCGAAGGGGGTATCCCACGCACGGACCATCGCGAAGATGGTGTTCGCGTCGTCGCGGTGCCGGTTCACCTCACGGAAGTCCACGCCCTGCCGGGCGAGGTTGGCGTCGACGTGCTTCCCGCCGATGGTGAGCGCGCCCACCCGGATGCGGGATCCATCGGACAGGGTGAGTTCCTGCCCCGTGTGGAAGCCCTTGTGCTGACGGTCCACGTCGCCGGGGTACTGGAAGCACGCGCCCATGTCACTCCGGTGACACACGCCCTTCGGTGCGGCGATGCCGTACACGCGACGGAGGCCGTTGGAGTCCTCGTCGCCCACGGTGAGCGGCACCATCTTCGTCGGCTTGAAGTCGGCGAAGTACCCAGCGGGGAGGGCGGCGGAGCCAGCGGCAGCAGTGACAGCCTCGACGTCCTCCCCGGTGAGCGCCTCGGGTCGGACGGCAGTCTCCATGCCGTCGACACGCTCGAGGTCGCTGATGGAGCCGACCACCACGCCGTCGTGGTCGTTGTTCTCCGGGTCCCAGATGATCGGGATCGGGAGCAGTTCGTTGTCCCACTGGAGGGACCCGTACTTCAGCGTGCGGACGTCTCCGGTGTAGATCCCCTCGAACGTCACCGGGCCGGACACGCCGTAGCCGTCATCGTCCAGAGCGAGGCGAGCGTTGGAAAATGCAGCCGTGTCGACGATGGCGACGTGACGCGGACGGATGTCGGCGTTCAAGAAGATCTCGTTCGCCTCCTCCATCTTCTTCATCGCGGTCTCGTCGTCATCGTCCGGCCCCGGCTCCAGCGCGGCCAACCTCTCGGCGACCTCGGGGTGGAGGTCGTGCTTGATGGACACTGCCACTGCACCCTCGCGAAGAAGTTCCTGGACGCGGGCCACCAGCGCCTGAGTGCGAGGGTCCTCGGACTTGGAGAGGGTGCCGGTGCCGATGATGCCTGCGGTCTTCTTCCCCAGGTCATCCTCTTCCAGGCTCCAGTCCTCCGGAAGGTCGATGTCGCAGGAGAGGGCCTTCGCCCGCTTCTTGATGTGCGCCTTCGCCTTCGGCTTGTCCGAGGCGCGGCCGAACGCGGAGATCGCGTTCTTCAGGTCAGCGCAGTCGTGGATCGGGAAGGACCCGTCAGGCAGCGCCTCACCGTTCTTCGCCATCTTGTCCCGCTGCTCGGGCGAGTAGTCCTTGAAATCCACGCTGTCCACATCCTTGTCGTTGCGGCGTTCACGGCGCTCGGGGCGGGTGCCGTCGGGGCTGTACGGGCAGTCGGGCCAATCGTCGTACTTCTGAACGATCCTCTTGTAGATCGAGCAGATCTTCCGCTTGATGGCTTCCTTCTCGGCCTTAGATGCGCCCAGCATCTTCTCGAGACCGTGACCCCCCGACACGGCGGACATCCCACGGGGGACGATGTGCAAACCGCCGTCGCTCACGTCGGTGTACGGGAGTTTGTACGCCTGTCGGGTGTTGAGATCCATCTCAGTGTCGATGAAGAAGAACGCCTGACGGAGCTTCTCCTGATCGAGGGACCCATCTTCCTTCGTGGCCCACTCGAACACCCGATTCGTTGCAGCCTCGCCGTCCCACATCTCGTTACGACCGCCGATGGGGAGTTCGATGCTCCCTCCGACCTTGAACTCGCCGGCTTCCATCTCCAGCCACTCCATCAGTGCCTGCAAAGAGCGCGGACCGGGGAGCCTGCCTTGCTTGAGACGGCTGAAAGCGGCCTGATGGATCCCTACTTCCTCTGCAACCTCAGACCAGGAGAGAGGAATGCCGGAACCACGGGTCTCACGGGCGTCCTCGAGGGCTGCAAGTAGCGCGTAGACGTCCATGGGACGCAGGGTAGGGCTCAATCAGTGGGATTTGCAAGCCCTTGCAGCAGATTTGCAAGATCTGAGTCATCCATGACCACCGGGTCGGTGCTGTCCAGGGTCGCCAGCACATGCTCGGTGATCCCGTCGACGAGGTTGTCCCCCGCACACGAGCGAGGGCCTAGGAACAGGAGGCTGTCCGACACCACCGAGGCGGCATCGATCCCCGCGCTCTCCAAGGCTTGCAGTCCGACGTGAGCAGGCACCGCGTCGTTGGACAGGGAGGATGGCAAAGAGTCCCTGAGGACCTTGTGCGTGCGGGCCTTGGCTCCCAGCCTGTCCCTCGCCCTGAACGTGGCGACGTCGATCTTGCCACGCCATTCTGCAAGGACGGTGGGGTCGACAGACTTCTGGTCAGCAGGGGCACCGCTGGGGTCTTCACGATCAGCGCGTGCGGCCCGTTGGCGGGGGGTCTCAGTCGTCGGCGCGTGCCCGCCCTCCTCCGTCGGGTCCACGCCGATGACCATCCGGCGCGCCCGCTCCTCCTCCGACGGGGCCGCCCATTCCGGGATGCCGAGCACTTCGTTGAAGTAGGCCTCGCTGACGGTGCCCCGGTCGAAGGCGTCCTTCACGTCCTGGACCGTCGACCTCTTCGCCAGCAGCAGGGTCGGGTCCGGCTTGACCAGGATCTCCACGTCCGGGAACAGGGTGTTCAGCACGTCGGTCGCCACTTGCGCGACGATGTTGGCCGGAGGCTCGATGTGCGCCCGGTACGAGTTCTCCTCGACCTGGAAGGCGGTGGCTCGAGACTGAGCGCTCAGCCCGAGCAGGATCTCTGGGGGAATCGGCAGGCCGTACGCCAGCCGGTGGATCATGGCCTCCATACGGCCTTCGATGCGGGCGTCGTAGGGGAAGTCCGGAACCACCCACGACAGACCGCCCATGCCGCGACCGGATGCCATCGGCTCGACGAGTTCCTTCGCGCCGCGGAGATGCACCGGCCCCACGTCGGTCGGGTCCAGCATCTTGGCCCGGAGCGACTTGTCCCACTCCTCCCAGAAGTCTCCGCCTCCGGCGAAGTTCAGGCCGTCGGCCGAACCGAGGATACCGCGCATCCCCACCCGGTTCGCGGACTGAGCACGGCTCAGTCGTCCAAGCCAGTCCATGTCGGAGAGAATGGACAGCACCCCGAACAGGGGAGCGTCCGGCTGGTCAGGGTCGATCGGGCTGGGCCACAGTCCGCGGAGGACGTGCTCGGCCACCTTGAAGATCTCGTTCTGGTCGGGGTGGATGACGGACACCACCCGCCAGTCCTTGTTCATGTAGACGTAGTGGAACTCGCCTGCGACGTACAGGTTCGTCGTGACGAGCCGGACCTTGCCGGTGTTCCAGCCGATGGACTGGAGCACCTTCTCGCTTGCCTTCCCGTGCGGGTGCTCTTTCGTGCCCTGTCCGCCGGATACGACGGTGCGCCCGTCGGCCAGTTCCAGTTCCCAGTCCGTACTCCCGTCGACGAAGACGTCCCACTGCATCCGGGACATCTGGTCTGCGGCCCACCCGACGATGTAGCGCACCTCGCCGACAGCCTCGCAGGACTGGTTCGTCGCCCCGTAGATACTCGTCTTCGGCGTCGCGGCCGCAGCCATCGCCGCCCCGTAAGATCCGTAGTAGCCCCACGCCTGGATCTGCTGCGCTCGGACAAGCGATGCGGGCGGTGTGTAGACCATGCGTCATTCTCCTTGAACGTACATGCCGATGATCCCGGCGATGGCGGCTGCGGCGAACGCGGTGATGATCGCCACGTCCAGGGGGTCGTGCAACAGGATCAAGGAGGGGATGATGGCGAACCATGCGCCCGAGCACCACGGACACATCAGCCACTTCTTCGACCATGGATGTCGATAGAGCCGGCGAGGAATCGGCGCGAACATGCCGTCCTCGTCATTGAGGTTGGCGTGCCACCAGACACTGAACAGCCCGGCGATCACGGCGACCGTGATCACAGCAGGTCGTCCAGCGACTCGGTCTTCAGGCTCTCATCCCACCACGACGTCATCGTCTCAGTGGAGACCTTGCACTTCGCGAGTTTGTACTGACACGACGAACCTCTGCGTCGCCACGTCACCTCGCCTTCCTCCATCACGCCGGTACCCCGAGATGCGCTCGAGTTCTTCACGACGAAGGATGCGTACGGGTCGGTAGAGCCGGCGATGAACACGACTCCGAGTCCTTGGTCGTTCAGGAGGATGCGACTCAGCCCGAACTTCCATCCTGGGCCAGCCACCGCCGCGATCAGGTCATGCGTCACGTTCATCCATCAGTCCTCTCAGAACCGGCCCATCCGCACGCTGCTGAGGGCCGAAGGGAGCCCGATCGGCCCGCCAGCCGGAACCATACTCCCACGGACGGTCGCCGTGTGCCGAGACCTCAGATACCACATCGCCCAGACCAGCGCGTCCACTCGGTCAGGAGACGCTCCAACCCCCGGTACCCACTCGCACATCTGGTCGATCAACTTCACCGACTGCGTCACCATGTGGACGATCTGCTCCTCGACTTCCCAGAGCAGGGCGATTGGCTCAGCCCTAGTCTTCTTCGACTTCGTCGCGTTCACCGTGTGAATCGGGAGCGCGTGGCCCGCGGAGTTGATCACCTCCTTCACCATCTGCCCGCCCTGATTGATCTCCGCCACGACAATCCCGTCGTACGTGTCGGCGGCGTCCTTCACCCGCGCCGCCCAGATGTGCGGCGACGCCTCTTCAATACTTCGGTCGTCCAGGACATAGATGTGGCCCCCGGCGTCCTGCCCGACCACGACGATTCCGCACGTCCCGTTCCCGGTCGGCGGGTCAACCCCGATCACCACCCTGTCGCAGATCATCGCTACGGCGCTCCCCGGCCCTGCGACTCGCGAACGCTCAATGTCGTTCGCCTTCCACAGCGCCCCCTCCACGTCCTCGATGACTTCACCGAGCACTTCCTGGCGATACAGCCGAGTCCCCTTGTAGAGAGTGTTGAGGGTGTGGAGCCAGTCCAGCGGAATGTGCTTGTTGTCCATCGACGTTCCGCGCCTGACCACGACCTGCGGG